AGATCGAAATGACTCTTTACAGAGACGGGAAAGCTTATACCACCAAGTTCATCCTGGATCTCTCCGTCAGCGACGTTGATAGTGACTTGTTCATTTTCAATTTCGAAGATAGAAAATTGAGTCCATTCCCGAATAACCTTAAGAAGTTTATCTCATCGGCGGAGCTAGGCATGATACAACTTGGAAAGACCCCTGTCCCGTTTGTGATGAACACGAAGAAAGGGAGGAAGTATAGCACTGCAATCCGAAGAGCAGAGATCCAGTATGGACACAGCTCAGGCCCCATTTCCGTTCATGATTGTTGGAGGTACGCCATCAGCACAGAAAATGGAGATTGTGGGTCAGTCCTAGTGGCCTCTTCTGGCCCTCTTGCAGGAAAGATCATTGGAATGCACGTAGCAGGAACCCAACACAAGAGTTCACAGTCACAGGGTCTTGCAGTGACTTTAAACAGAGAAGACCTGGAGGCAGCATTCACCGTCCTTAACGAAGGAGTCGTTCCCGACCTTCCTGACGAAGAGTTTGCAGCCCAGAGCGAGTGGGATGATTTTATCGATCCAGCTCGTAAGGTTCCGCTGCCACCCGGAACTGCCCCCTTTGATCTTGCACCTGATGGTTTACCAAAAGGAGTGATTAGAAAGGCGGATGCAAAAGAGGGAGATATCTATTTCCCAGAGTGGTATTGGCGTCTACAGGTCGCAGAAGACCATCTTGCTACGGACACGGTGCTCGCAATGTGTTCGGCAGCCAACGATCTTAAGATGCCAAAGAAAGAGATCCAAAAATTCATCTTTGGAAATCTAAACGGGATTGAGATCATTCCCAAGGATCAAATGGTTTATTCTCCTACAAAGACCAAGATTGTTAAGTCAGTCCTTCATGGACGTCTGTCTGTTAAAAGTGAGAAAGAGCCAGCAATCCTTTCAAGGGATGATCCCAGGGCTGCGGGTAGGGACCCCGCTTTGCTCTCAATGTTTAGGACGCTTAATAGATCTCCGATTAAGGTCGACGAAGAACTTGTAAAAGAGGTTTTCGATGATCTAGAATTGGAGCTGCGTTCCAGGCTAAATTTTCCCGTTCGGAGCATGCTGACATTCCAGCAGGCGTGCGAAGGAGTTCCAGGCCTATTATCAAGCCTGAAGGTTAAGACGAGCGCTGGATACCCCCTGATAAAGACGACGAAGGGGAAAGGAAAACAGGAATACATCTGGTTTGATGAGGAAGGAAAGTTTCATTACGATCCTGAATTTGAAAAACTAGTGGAGAAGAAAATTCAAGAGATGTCCCGGTATAACGGTGACCCCTCCACGATTGACCATGTTTTCATTGGGTACT